GTTCAATATGGTGATGGAATAAATATCCCTATTGGCCCTGGAGCTGGTGGATCGGCTATGACCTCATATCAATTAACTACTCAATCTCAAGGAGCTGTAGTTAATCTAGCGAATAGATCGGTTATTGCATCAGGAAAACTTGTAGCTGGTTTTGAAGCTGTGACAAACGCGATAGTCTCACTTAGTGATATGCCCGACATATCTCCACAAGACTGGACTAATGGATATTTAATCGCAGTCGAGTCATTATTCTTTGGCACTGATTCAGCTAATAATGCCCTGGTAACTGAAATATCAATTTGCTTAGAATGCACTGTCGAGACTATGACAGCTGCAGCTTCAATGGCACTAGCTCTTAGCCAACAGTGAGGGAACACTATGGCTTGCGCTACTTGTAACATGATACGAGGTCTCTTGATGGCTGAGGGAGTCAATCCCCTAGTTGTCGAAGCGGCTATGCCTCTCGTAGCTATAGCGGAAACTAAGGTAAAGAAGGTAGTCAAGCGAAAAGCATCCGCGTACGCTAAGAGATATGCTGCAGCTTTCAAGCGTGTAGCTAAGAAATACAAGAAGAAGTCGGGTAGCTGGATGAAAGACGGATTTTCAAGAGCTCAAAAAGAAGCTCATCGAATTGCAAAGAGGGGTTAAGATGAAAACAACCAGGATAAGAACACTTCGAGGTCAAGTAACTGCAGCTGCAGGAGTAGCAAGAAAAAACCTCATTGTCTCTGATGGTCTCATCAATGTGGGGTTGATAGTGAATAGTTTTCAAATGTGGGCCGTTGATCCTGCTGATTCATTCATAGGGATTCTAAGCTATGATACATTAATTGCAGGTGCAGCTATGAACGCGGGAGACAATTCTCAATTTGGTTGGACTGTTGGCAACGGATCAGCTGAGATTCATTCAGAGTTCCTCGATCCCGATCATGTAGTTAATCGAGATATGTTTTTGTCAATGGTTTCAACCGATCCAGGCACTTACAATTATCTGATTGAATGTCAAATGGTTTTGCTCGATGATAACGAAGCTATCATATCGATCATTAAAGAGACTTCTCAAGCTTGAGACGCGCCAGGCGTGAACATTTAGCACAACGCTTCATCTTGCGACCATCGCAAAGTGAAATGAAAGTGAAGCATCCTTTTACTTTACACACGCGCTTCAATCTTCATCATCCCACTCTTCATCATGTCCGGCTCTCTCTTTGGAATCTTCATATTCATTCTTAGCATTGACTCGCATATTGACTATTCGTTCTCTGATTTCTACCAATGTCGCACCATCCATGTGCATTAATAGAAATGTTTGAACGACATCAACAATACCCTGGTAATATCCTTCATCATAAATTGCTTCTTCACTCATTCAATCACCAACCATTGTTCACTTGTGAGAATGCAATCAGCTTCAATTGTTGTATCGATCACAGAACACTTGCTACAATCAACGGGAGCTTGAGGAGCGAGCCTGTAAATGCCTTGAATGTCATCGTGATTGAATAAGAACCACACTGCCGCGCATTCTTTACATTGTTTCATGTCTGTGCAATTTGCTAAAACATATTTCAAATCCATCATTCTAAATCCTCTCCTGGTAATTTAGTTTGAATTATTGGGATTAATGATAGTCTAAACCCACAAGTAGGACAAGGTCTCATCGCTTTTGTAGGATATACGCGCTCATAGTTACAAGCTCGACACTTGAATAGGTGTTCTGGCTTAGGTTGATCGGCTTCTTCAAGCAGCTGTTTTCTAACCCATTCGGAAAAGTTCTCTTTTTTTAGAGCTAATTCAAACGAGTTCGGGCATAATGTGATTAATTTTTGTCGCATTAATTAGTCCTAAACACTATGTCCTATATGTATATCAAGGTGAGTTTTTTACACCAAGTGTAGAAATATTACTTGCATCACTATAGGGTATGGTAAATAATGGGGCGGGTGTGGTGCGGGCGAGTATCTTATGGCGTGCCCGTATAGAGAAGATTTGAAGTGAGGTGTAGAAGCGAACACTTAGTGTAGTTTATACACTGCCTTCTCTACCAGGTAACATGGCAAGAAGCGATTCTTTCTTCATCAGAGCGACAGTCGACACAAACGGCTTGACATATGCACAGACTTCTATCGATCTAGGTTCTTTTGTCGATGCCCTGGGTAAAACAGTCCTAAGGATTCACAATGTAGCTGTTCAATATGGTGATGGAATAAATATCCCTATTGGCCCTGGAGCTGGTGGATCGGCTATGACCTCATATCAATTAACTACTCAATCTCAAGGAGCTGTAGTTAATCTAGCGAATAGATCGGTTATTGCATCAGGAAAACTTGTA